CCAATCGTCGGCATCATCTGCCGCAAAAATTCAAAATTATGCTTCATCTTGCCGATGTTGAACGCCCCGGTTACCGGATCGGTCAAACGGCCAGCCTGCTCCAACGCTTTACCGTACGAGATTGCCTGCTCTTCTGCTGCTTCTTGAGATTTACCCAACCCGACCAACATTCGGGTCATCTCTTCCAACTCGGCAGTCAACGCCGCTGGCGGCCGGTAATCCGGTGAAACGGTGACGGGAGGCTCGCCGCGCGCCCTGGTGTACTCATCGGCAGCTTGCTGCCGAGCCGACACAAACCGTTTTCCGCCTGGCTTTGTCGGATCGGTCGTCCAACCGAGCTGGAATCCCGGTCCCTTAGCACCTGGGACGCGGGTTACGCCAAGCGACTCCGAAAACAATTCCATCCGCTTTCCAAGACCGAGGAAAGCGCCGCTCAAGTCGCCAGTCGAAGTCCTTACTTGTTCAGCATCGTACTGCGCTCGTTTCACCGCATGTTCGGCAGCATCGCCTGCACCTGGACCAATGACACGATCCAGTTGCTTGAGCTGCAACGAGGTTCTTCCAACATCGCCCTGCGTTGCTCCGGCAACCATGCCGCGGACAATTGCTGCACCAATCTGATACAACGCAATGGTGCCGAGCCCGGAGCCGAGAATTCCGGTTGCTGCTCCGCCAACAAAACGTCCAGCAGCCAGTCCGCCGGCACGCAACAGACCGTGGCCACCAGGTCCACGACCACCGGGTCCACGACCACCGGGTCCACGGTCGGCGGGTCCACGGTCGGCGGGTCCACGGCCACCTGGGGCCGGCGCCGCCTTCAAAAAATTATTATAACGCGCCGTTGCCGTGTTGAGCTTTACCTGTTGAGCCGCAAGCGTTTTAGTTCCGCTCGCCAACCGCGCAGAGCCGAGGTTCTGACTTAAATTCTTTTGAGCAGCAGCTACACCTAACGTGTGTTTTTTGACCTGATCCAGCGCCTTTGCTACTGCCGTATGCGTCTTGACATCGGTCACTGCCGATTTGGTATTTTGTGCTGTCTGTCTTCCTTTAGCCTTGGCCCGCTGGTCCAAGGCTTTAGCCTGCATTTTTTGCGATGCCGTTTCTTTCTGCCGCGCCGCGTTCGCGACAGCTGCGATGGGCAGCCCCGCCTTCTCAGCAGCGGTATGCTCTTTGACCGCTTTTGCGGCCTTTTTGACGGTCTCAGCTCGACGGTTCTGCTGCAGCGCTGCTGCTGCCGAACCCTGAACGGACATGCGCGCGGCAGACCGGGACCGCGCCAATTCCTGATTCAGCTTACGGGTATTTTGGATCGCTCGCGCAACACCAGAATCATTGACCTTGATGTTGATCGTTACGCTCTTGAGCGACTTCGCAGTCGCGGCGAGCTTCTTCAGCTCCGCGTTGATCTTTTTGATCTGCGCGGATGACTCGTCTATAACTTTGAGTGTGGCGCTCTCGATAAAACTAGGCACAGCTAATTCCTAGGGTTTGCCACCAGCCAGGATAATGCGATTACGCATCTCCTGGTTATGCACCTTAGTGAAGTGTTCGAGACGGAATGTGAGTTGCGTGATCGTCACCGGTCTCATGTCGCCGGCCGAAGACGTATAGTAGCGGTACTGCTCCACACGCTCGGCTATTCGTCCGGCGACTCGAGAAAAATCGGCACCACCTCGTTGCTAATGGCAAATCCGTCTGCACTGGAAATTTGGTTTACCGCCCAACTCGGCAACTGGACCAAGCTGGTGCCCAACGGCTTGGCGATTGTCGAGATCAACATCAGCGCCTGCTGTATGCGATTGGTTGCCGACAGCACGTCTTCGACATCGCCGTAGGTCGAAGCTGCAAACTCAAGCTCCTTGATCGGCGACTTGCCTTGTCCGAGCGGAATGGGTGTTCCCAACTCGAAGACGATCGCCGTCGAGATGCCGTCGCCTCTGCGAATGATCTTGCCAACGGGAGAATCGAAGGCGTCCAGCTTAGCAAGCAGAACACGCGCAGCCGCTATCGGCAGCCGCAGCAAATCCACGTCTCCAACTTGCACAACGGTGTTGCCAATGTAGAACGTGACCTGCCGCAGCATTCGACACCGCTTGAGCCGGGCCTCGAAGGTGGTCGGCACGGTCATGTCGACTGCTTTGTTCACGCATTCGACAAAGCCTTGAAACGACAGCGGCTTGACCGTGGCGCCGTCGATGAGCTGCTCGCCGAGCGGAAACAAGATCGGTATCCGCTCCGGCACGTCAAGCTTGATGACTGTGTCTGTCATGCTACGCCGCTGCCTGCGTTGGTGCGAAGGTCGGCGTGATCACCTGCGGGGTCGATTCCAACGTGCCCTCCGGCAGCATCTCGTCGATCTCGCGGAATGAGAGCGTCATGGTCACCTCGTGGGTGTCGGATTTCTCGTCACCCGTGCCAGTGCCTTTCTGCGCGCTGTAAACCAGGCCGTTATAGTACTCGACCTGCAGCCCGACATCGCTGCAGCCTTGATACATCGCCAGGGGAATTCGCAGATCCCGAATGACTTTCAGCTCGACCTCCGGATTGGTCGGCTTGCGGGTCACGTAACCCTGCGGCAACGGATCGTTGTTGAACGGGCACAGCCGCCAAGTCGGCAGGTCGTCACCCGAGAGCTTATGCGCGATCGGACCGTAGACTGCGTCGGTGTCACAGTCCCGGAAACTGATGATGATGTTTTTCACCCCGACCTGGTTCTCACACGTCACGGTTGTGCTCCTTCACGGTTGCTCGCAGGCGTTTATTGTTGCGAGAGTTGTTGTTCTGCACGGCGCGCGTAGCCCACACACAGTTTTTCTTGTTGTAGGGACCGTCATTATCGACGCGCTCCAACGTAAGTTCAGGACGAGGTTTGTGCCCCACGTCTTCCGCGAAATTCATGAAATCGCGCCACCGTTTGCAGTACGTAATCCCGCGACCGCCGTAGTTTTTATAATCCTTGTTCGATGGATCGTCGCAGCGGTAGCGCATGTTACACCACGCCATGTACTCCGGGCTCTGACTCCATTCTTTCGGCAGCAATCCGCGTGAGCACCCGCATGTGAGAACTAACCCTCCACGAAGATTGCTGGTGCTGACTTCACTGACCATTCCGCAAGCGCAACAGCATTTCCAGTAGGTGTGTGATCGACTAGCGGTTCGTCTTGACAGGGCCACCGCGAGCACCTTCAACAATCCGTACTTATGACCAACCAAGTCCAATTTTCGCATCGTGTTGGACTCCATCTGCTGAAGAACCAACATGACGTGCGAGGATTTCAAACGCAATCAGCTCGAGTTGTCTCTCCGTTCGACCAGCCGGTCGATCCTGTCCAGGGCTCGTAACGGCACGCAGATATTGACGCGCAAGCACGCAAGCATCGCAGTCGGGGTCGCCGGGGACCATCTGAACCAACGGATTCATCTGGAACTCAAGCCACCGATTTGCGATCTCGCGTGCCTGCGCTTCTTCAGTCATTCATCAACGGCGCGGCTCGGCCGGATTGACCGGCTTGGCGCCGGCTGGAGGCGTCACCGGACCGGTGCTCGGATGACCCGGCGATCCGGGAGCACCCGGCTGCGGCAACTGTCCAGCGGTCGGGCCGGTCGGCAACTGACCGGCGGCGCCGCCGCTACCACCACTCGACTGCTGCGCCCAGGCCCAGACCAGTTGACCCTGAACGCTCACAAGGAGCCAAGCTCCCTTCGCAACGTCGACCGAAGCCGGCGGCGCCGTAGCGACCGCCTGGCCCATCGGAGCTGCTCCCGGAGCAATCGGCTGCTCGGGATGCATGTCAGGCGGGAGCGGCTGACCCGGCAGCTGGCCAGCGGACGGCCCTTGCCCAGGCAACCCTTGCGATGGGTGCTGGCCGCCCCACACCGGGCCCTGCGACGGGTGCTGGCCCCAGCCACCTACCGGTCCCTGGCTCGGGTGCTGGCCACCGCCGCCGCCACCTCCGCCCCAGATGCCCGGAGGCAAGCTGCCAGGGCCGCCCCAGATGCCGGGCGGCAACGAGCCGGGACCACCACTGATGCCCGGGGGAAGCCCACCAGCGCCGCCCCAGATACCGGGCGGCAAAGAGTTGTCGGGAATACCGATTGGGATAGCCTGCATCAAAAACCAAGCCATTGGTCAGTTCTCCTATTGGCCAGCGCCATCGCCGGCGAGTTTCACTTCTGCTTCTTCCAACGCTAACAATTTGTAAGTAGCGAAGGCTTCGCGCCGATAATAATCGTCGAGATCCGTACAGGCGGCCGGTAGGTAAAATCGATAAAGAGCTTTCCAGGAATGCCCTGGCAGCGCGGCGCCCGTTCGAAGTCGGTCTGCAATCGGATGTCGCGGTCAATATTGTCGAACTCGGAAAATAGAACGCCGATCTGGCTCTTGGCCCAGGCTCGGAACGCGCCCAGTATCATCCGCGGGTTGGTGCCTTTGATGCCGCGCGGGATTGTCGTGTTCTTAGTGAACAAGCCAAGCCCGACCACTTGATTGAGCGCGATCGCCGCCGCGTCCGCGGTAGCAGCCGCCAGTCGACGTGCGCTCGTATTCCACCACGTCGCGTTGAGCTTGCCGTCGGCATCGAAGCGGTTGTTGGTGATGTCGTTGACGATCATCGGGCTAGTCAACGACCCAGCTCCACCACTAAGCGGCACCGTGACCACGAAACCGGACGCTTGCAAGATCTGCTGCTCGTCGAACGTGAAGCACTGGAAGCAGCTCTCCGGTTGACGCACACAAGACAGCACACCGAAATTCGGACCCTCGATATTCATCTCGGGATTGTTGACCGTCGAGCAGCACGATTGCGCAGCATAAGCAGCTACCTTGAGATAACCAAGAACCGGGTCGGCGCCGCAATGCGCAAGCCGCGACACCTCGGCAGAGTTGGTGTCGCACGCCATGATCTGACCGAAGGTACCGGAGTTGTAGGTATAGCCGTGCCCGAAACACTGCGGCTTCTCACACGCCCAGGCGGTTGCAATATAGGCAATCATCTGATCCTGCCAGAGCACCTCGTCGTAGAGCATGCCAATACAGCAGTAGCAGCACTCGCCAAGAACGGCCGAATAGTCAAGCTGCGGCGTCCCGCCATTGGCGCCGACGACGGTCTGAGAAACAAGAACCTCAAACGGCGTATCGGAGCCTTCGTTAACCGGGGCGTAATCCCGACGCTGATGCCAGTTGTTGATAATCGACAAGTTGTTGCCGACCGTACCGGCATTCTTCGCCGTCAATCGGACAATGTTGCCTTCACCGGTACCGGCCGCGGCGGAGCCCTGCTCGACATCGTACGGAAAACCAACGAGCCCCTGAAGAGAAAGGACAACCGCCGCGGCGACGTCGTCGTCCTTCATCCCCTCAAGAACCCGGGTCGAAGTGTTCCAGCGGCCATCGCCGATGAAGAGGTCGACCCTGCCGCTCGACGTGATGTTCTGCTCGAACTTGATCTCGTAGACCGCTTTGATCGTAGCATTGACGCTGGCGTCCTTGCGCGGCAGCGCGAAGAACTCCATCGCTTGGTTCGGGCAGCAGCCGAAGCCGACCTTAAGACCGTTGGCGATGACACTGCCTGCGCCAAACAACAGGTCGACATCACGCAACGCCGGGATCTTGATCAGCTCGCCATCCTTAGCAGTGCCAGTGTCGAGCATCTGACCTTCCAGCAAGATGCGACACTTCGAAGGGTAGGCGTTCAGGCTCGAATCGAAGCAGATGCGGATCGCACCGCTGCGAAGAGAATCAATGCTCATGGTGTCGTCTCCGTTCTGCTAAAGTTGCGCTACTCGCGGAATTTCGGCCGTGCTGCCGAGCCAACATTGCCGCTCTCCGGCGCATCTTGTTGCTCGGCATCCTCCCAGTGATCAACGTAGCGGCGGATCCGCGGGTCATCGGTCACCGGAATAAACTGATCACTCGGGATGATGCGCCCTTGGTGGAAAAGCTTGCGACCTTGTTTGGCTCGAATGTAAATCATTCCTATGGCACGTACTCCTTCTGATTACGGACACGGATCGCAAGACGGGCACGGCTCGTCTTCGGGAATGCAACTCTCTGGCGCGCGCAGCCCAAAACCAACGGTGAAAGGCAACCCACGTTCCGCGCTGTCGAAGCACCAGCGGAACGTCGTGGTGAAATGAAACGACAAGATCACCGCGAACGGATCGGCGGTTATGCTCAAACGCCGGAATTGCACGAGCTTTTTATCGGGGCCTTCCCAACGCGCCATGTTGGTCAGCAGCGTGTCGCGGATGTCCTCGTACGGGTAGTAAGCCCAAAACGGTGTCTCGATCCCGCCTAACATTTTCTGCCGCATCGGCTGCAACCAGAAATCGATGCAGAACGTGTCGAGGATCATGAACATTTCCGCCGCGCTCTTAGTCGGCGGCGCTGCCTCCGATTGCAGCAACGCCAGCATCGCGATCGGTAATGTCGGCACGCCCTCTTTGGTCTTCATCGGGTTGACGTCGCTAGCGGCAAACGCGCGACCGTTCAACTCTGGAAACCACTCGCTAACCGCATCGGCCAGAGCCGGAAGAAACCACTGCTGCGTTTGAACGACAGCGTCCATCAATGCGCCGGCCAGATTACAAACAGGCCACCCAAAATCGCGAAGGCAACGGCGCCGCACACGACGGCGAGCAAAAAAGCTTGCTGTTGCGTAGTCATGTCAACCCCTCACCCACTCCGCGAACCGTACGGCTGGTCGACTGCGATGCAGAGCTTCTTCCAGCGCGTTATCCGACATTTTACGACGCGCCATTTTGTTGGTGCCGTGACGCAAGTAGATCGAATACCGCATGCTTGTGCCAACCTCGACCGAGTCGGACGTCGCGATTGAGCGGATCGTACGTGACAGGTTACCGGTCCGGTTGTTGGGCCATGCGCCAGGACCAGACGGCGGCGGATAATTTCCCATGCCGCCACGGAAGATTTCCTCGGCGTCGCGCCCGATACTCTTAAGCCAAGCTCTAATCGCTTCGTTGTTCTTGCGCGCGTGAAACGGGCCCCACGGCGTGAGCTGCAGCGTGATGCTCACAAGAACTTACTCGGCTGCGATTGCAGAATGTTGACAGGCTGGGTGACCACTGGCGAGCGTTCGAGTAGATGCGTCGCCAGCAGCACCCAGTTGTCGCTCTCGGTGAACCCGAGCACCTTGTACCAGCGCGGGCTAGACTTGCGCCGCTGCTCGTACACCCACGCCGCCGAGGTTGCCTCGACCGCAGATGCCGACCTGATGATGACCCGAT